ATTAACAATTCCATCCCCAAAAAAGAGGCTCTACTATGGGTACTCAGTACACCTTTGACAACAACGGAGTTGGCTCGGTTATCCTGACGATGGATAACGACATCACGGCCAACAAGGACTTCAATAATGCCGATATAGACGCGGGCCGCACAGCCTGCGAATGTGTCGCCAACAACAAGGTGGGCATGGGCACGGCCGGCAATAAGCTCTTCGGAAAAGTCGTCGCTGTCTCCGAAGAGTTAGACGCTGCCGGAATTCCCGTTCAGGTCAGCGTTCAGGTCACCGGCGTGGTTCGTCTCATGTACGTTGCCACTACGCCCGTAATCGGCCAAGAAGTCGAAGTCGACGGCGCTGGTAAAGTCAAGCAGGCCACTTTGGAAGCCAGCTATCCGGCCGGCGGCCACTCCGCCAGGGGTCTCGTCATTGCGGTCGATACCACCGCCACAACCTGCGACATTCTGCTCTAGCAGAGACGACCGGCTTTTTGATCGAGCCAACCCGGATGGGCCTGTTTCACGTGGAACATTTGTGCAGGAAATAGATGATCAGGCTCTGCTGACCCAGGAGGATCACGTTTTGCATGACGGAATCAGAACTTTTGACAATTGCGAAGTGCTTCGATCACCCGGAACGCTTTATACTGGAGCACCTACAAACTCTGCACCCCACCGAAGGAATAAAGCCATTTCCTCAAAAGGTCTACCTCCCGGAACTCATAAAATTCCTCTGTGAAAATCGTCAGCTTGTCATAGTAAAAAGCCGTCAGATGGTGGCCACCTGGACGGCTCTTTCTTTGCTGCTTTGGAAGGCGGCCTACACTGGCCCTGGCCTGTTCATGGTACTCAGCAAAAATGAGAGGACGGCCAAGGAATTACTGGCTCGATTGCAGTTTTTGATTGATCACGCCCTAGGTCCGGTCATCCCCTCCATTGGAAAATATACCACCGAGGAGATTGCCTTTCGAGATCTGGAGAGTCGCATAATTTCTCTGCCCGCGACACCCGACAGCCCGCGCATGTACAGTCCAAAAGGAGTCTTTTGGGACGAGATGGCTTTTACTCCGTACGACGAGGAAATCTGGACCTCGCTCAAGCCTTGTCTGGATTCAGGAGGGTTCTTTTGGGGCATCAGCACCAGCGCCGGGCCCCTGGGTTTATTCGCCAAGATGGCTAAGAGTCCAGAGAATTACGCCATGGGGCGCTTTTGGCTACACTATAGCAGGGATCCCGACAAGGCGGCGGCCTGGGCGGCCGCCGCCAAAATAGGTCTGAGCGAGGCGCGCTGGCGCCGAGAAATGGAGATCAGCTTTGAAGCTTCCGCCAATGCAGTTTATAACCAATTCGATCAGCAGAGAAATGTGCGGCCGCCGCGCCGCGCGGAAACTTTTTCAGCGCTTTATCGCTCAATAGATTGGGGATTCAGAACTCCGGTTTGCCTTTATATTGGCATGACCAGCCAGGAGGAAGTCTGGATTTTTGATGAAATAGTGGGGGAAAATCTCAGTTTGGAAGGGTTTGCCAATGCCATCAAAAAAAAGGATGAGGAGATTGGCATCAGTGAGGCCAGAGTGCAGTTCAGCTCGTGCGATCCGGCGGGCCACAGCCCAGGGGAAAGCGGGGTTTCACCTATCGCCCGGTTTGCAGCCATGGGTTACAAACTTAGGTCGCGGCCGTCCAAAATTTCCGAGGGCCTTGACCTGGTGCGGGAGGCGATTGGCAGAAGTGTTGGACATGGTCTCTTAGTCTGTCGGAATTGTGCGCGTGTGCTGGAGGATTTCGGGGGTTACGAGATGGACGATACCGGGGAAATTCCCCTCAAGGATGGGGTCCACGATCACAGTATGGATGCAGTTCGCTACTTCTTCGTCAATAGATTTCCCGCCATAAAAAAGGCCCTGCTGCACAGGCCCCGCGCCGGCTAGTATTTATTCCACCTAGCTCGAAGATAGGTCTTCGCTTCGTCTTCCTCAATAGCTTTCATCCCCACCAATTTCTGGACGTTGCCAATGCGCTTTTCAAATGCGTTTTCCCGATCCATTTCGAAGGGGTCCTTGTTAGGCTCAAAAGTAAAAGTGGCGGTTGCTGCAATATTTTGGGCCGCTAAATTGGCATTTAATATCCTCTGGATCGCCTCAGCTACGTTGGCCTGCACGCTGTCCACTACCTGCATCAGCAAATTATACTGACTTCTCACCCACTCCTTGGTCGTTCCGTGGCTGCGACCCAGCACCCAGGGGAAAAGCTTCATGCCTGTTATGACGTCTTCGATGATCTGCTCTCGATGTATTTTCCATGTCCAGGTCCGCCCCTGATCGCCGCCCACGATTTTAACCTCAACGTCATTCCAGGTGAAGATGTTTTTATCAATGTCGAGCTCCGAAAAGACCTCCACCGTGTCATCGAAATATTTGTTTATCCTGGCGGTGTAGGCTTCGGCCTCTTCATTATCCCAGGCGGTTGGCGGCGTGATGGAAATCTGCAGTCGTGGATAGCCGGCATTATGACTGCTTTTTGCCATATCGGCCAAGAATTGTTGCTCGATTTGCAGCACAAAAGGAATGCTTCCCAAAGGCTCAATCCCAAGTGGATTGGTCATGTCGCTGGCCAGCGACAGATAGATGACTTTTTCCGGATCGATCTTAATCCGATTCTTATCGTCGGTGCCATAATATGCGGTCCACCTGGAACTTCGCTCAAATTTCAACTTGAAAGAATCCATGCTTTTCAGGTAATCCACTCCTCCATCGGGCAGGCTGATCACCTCTGCCAGATAACGGCCACAGAGAAAAAGTTCACTAAAAATCATCTCGCTTAAAATGTTCATGGAGTCTCCGAAGGAATAGGGATTTTCCAAAATTCGGCGGCGCAGCTCATCAGTAGCTTTTTTGCCGGCCGCTTCATTGCCATCAAATTTGATGACGTTGGGCGTGTTGCACAGCTTTACCCAGGCCCAATGAGCCGCTCCCACGATGGGAATTGAATCTCTGATATAACGGTAAAATCGGCCCTTATCCAGCATTCCAGCGGTGGCGATGTCATCCGGTCCGCTGTAGAATCCGGGAGCAATTTTGGACGCTCCTTCTATGGGAATTCTAAACGCGGGACTCTTAGAACTGCTGGCTCTGGCGGCCCTTATTGGATTCTGTTGTTTTCTGAAAAGCATAGGATGAAACCTGTTCCTGGTTCGCTACCCCTATAGACGATGCTGCCTTCGAGGACCTGCTGCACATCGTCATAATAAAAATGCAGATCGGGATCCCCACCGTAGAGAAGATTAAGGTGTTTGCAGCCTCGGATATCCCTGCCGCATTTGCTACAACCGGGCTTTTTATAGACGAAGCTGATGCTGGCCTCGCTGTAAATTCCGCTGTCGATCAGCAGACGCAGATCATTACTGCCGCGCAGACCCTGCGGCCAGTAAAAAAAGGGCACTATGTAGGAGCACTCACTTTCCCCATTGGCCTCTGATTCCACCTGGCCGCCAAAAAAGCGGCCGATAGGTGCCTGGTCTTTTTGGTGGCCGATCAGCAGCGGCGCCCCGTTGGCCATTTTCAAAAGCTGAGGTAAAAATTCTGTGCGAAATCTGCCGCGATGGCTGTCCACCCGATCACCCGCCAATCGGCAACGGCGTACAAAAATATCGGACAGCCGAAGATCCTGAGGTGGAGGATTGGGCATTTTTTTCAAGATGTCGAGCAACTCTGGAGTGATAGCTTCCGGATGCCGAGCGATTTGTCGAATGGCGGTGGTTTGTCTCATTGCTCATGCCTGCTTTTTAGGGTCACCGGAAAAGCCAGGTCTCGAATTTCACCATGCAAATGCGGGCCGGTTCCATGGGGAGTGGTGACGATATCTATGTTGCTGAAATTGCTGCTGAAAAACGCAGCGGCGCGGCTGAGCCATTCTTTAAATTCGCCGGCCCAGGTTTCATCCGGGACCATGTCCCAGGCGTGTCCGGTACCATGGCGCTTAAGATCGCCAGGTCGCTTTAAGCTCGTCAGGAGCGCATCGCCATATTTGCCCTGGTAGGCGTAGAGAAGCAGGCGCACGCGTGGATCGGTTTGAGGCCAGGTTCCTTTGACTTTAAGGTTTGAAAATTTCAGCAGTAGAGCCATAGTGGGGATGGAATTGTTAATATCGGTGGATAAGTCGGGGGTTTTCAACATTCCGAGGCTGGCATGGGATTTGCAGGTGTGGACAATTCGGCTTAGCAAATTCCATGCCGTCAACAGAATGCCCACCGGCTGTCCACACAAGATAGAGCGGCCCGCCGATTGGATCAAGCACTTTTCCACAAATCAACCGTCCCTACTACTACGAGGTTTTAATATCGAAAAGACTAGTAGTCGTAAAGCGGTGGACAAGGTCGGCTTCCAGCGCGCCAGAGTCCAGGGCGGCGCGGGCGGCCTTGAAAACCGAGGCGCTGACGTGGACGTATTTCGCGGTGGAGGCGATGGATTGATGCCCTAGCTGGTTTTGGACGGCGTGCAAGGGCTGGCCGCGATCCAGCAGGCGCGTGGCGAAGGAGTGGCGCAGCGAGTGCGGCGTCAAATAGCCGTGCAGCTTCGCGGCGGACGCCACTGACTTAAAGCGATACTGAGCGGCCCTGGATTGCATCGAAAAAAGAAAAAGGGGGGGGGAATTCCTTTTGCGATCGCGCCGGGCGCGGGCGGCGCGATCGCTTAGAAAATCGGAATCGGGCGCGGGCGATTCCGATTTTCTTTGGTCAACCAGCAGACCGGAATCGGGCGCGGGCGATTCCGGTCTGCTACTCTGCGCCAGCAGCATCGTTACCGCGGCGGCGGCGCGGCGGGTCAGGCCCACGTAGCGGATCCGGTTCCTCTTGCCCTTTATCTGCAGGGGGCTGTCCCCAATCGCTTCCACGACGTCGGCGCGTTGCAGGCGCAGAGCTTCCGAAATTCGCAGTCCGCAGTCCGCCATGATCAGCCACAGGGCGCGGTAGTCAACGCGGGGTTCATGCTCCAGAAAGCGGAGAATCTGCCCCTCCGTCAGCCAGCCACGCCGGATTTCATTCGCCATTCCTGTTCCCCATCATCCAAGACTGGAGGTCAAGCTACGATTTATCCCCCCGTTCTGCAATGCGCATTTTTCATATTTTGCGAAAGTCCGCTTTGCAATTCCCCCGTCCTCGTCAATCCCGCAGGTTGTCGGTTCAGGCCGTCCGCGACTGAAAACGCGGAACTTCTTCACCGTCCAACCTGCTTGCATCGGCTGCGAAGCAGCCGATTAAAAAGGCGGGCGGGCGGGCCTTTTGCTTCTTTTTGTTTTTGTGTTTTCTTTTTGTCGGTCGTCGCCGGCGTCAGCATCGAAGTCGGGCGGTCGCAGGTTGTCGGTTCACTTTCTACTGCTTCGCAGATGCCGTTCACCGTCCAACCTGCTTCCCAATCCAACCCTAATTATTTTCTTGCGCTTTTGTCGGCGCGGTCGCAGTCCGTCCCTTCACGCCGTCCGCGACTGAAAACGCGGAACTTGTTCAGGTTCCGGCCTGCTTCGCATTCTCTACGATATAGACACCAAAGCATAGAGCAGGGCACAGCTGCACGGTCCGGCGGCCGCCGGCGCGATCGGCGTGGGCCCGACGTCGCCGGCGCGGACCTGATCGGCGTTGTCAAGGTGAAGATCCTCTCTGTCGGCGCAGCCCGTCCGTTCACTTCCTCACAGCTGCTGCGCAGCTGATGTCGTTCACGTTCCGGTCTGCTTTGCTGCTGGCTGATCGTCCTGGTCTCTGCTGTCCTGGTCTGCTGCCCTGGCCAGGTGCAGAGCGTGAGGGCAAATGGGGGGGGAGCAGCCTTTTCGGGTGGCCCGGGTCGGCACGCTGAGCTAACAAAAAAGATGAGAATTCTCTTGCTTTTCGCGGAAGAATTTCCTATCTTTCAGGCGTCACCATCCAACAAAGGAGCCATCATGGAACCCACAGTCAAAGAGCTCGCCCAGGAGCTCCAGAAGGTCTTCGATGTCGAAACCATCAACGCCTTTCCCCTCACTCCAGATTACCCTCAAGCTTTCGAATCCGAGAAGAAAAGCCTCATCCAGATCGAAGGAATCGGCGTCGTTTCCCCAACAGGAGCAGCTCTTCACGTCCAACGGTTCGCTAGACGACTTCTGGCCGCCAGCTACTACTGCAAGTACCACGCCATCAGCAAGTATGAAGTCCGAGCCATCGCATCCTACTGGCGCGCCCTGCAGAAATGGCAAGACCAGGTCGAAGCGAAAAGCAACGGACGTCTGACCGGCTTCGACGGCGGCCCACATCCAACCCCTTTTTCCTCGGAGGATCGCTAACATGGAAAATCATTCCGCACAAGCATCCTTCTGGCTTTCCTGCGACCAATGCGATGCTTCCAGCCCGCACCACCGCACACCACAGCTCGCCAAGGATGAAGCCAAATCCCTCGGCTGGTCCATCACCCAATTTTGGACGGGAATAGACTTGTCACATCCCCGCCATCTCTGTCATTACTGCACATCAAATGTAAAAAAGGAATCATTATGTCCAACCATCCACACCGGCACCTGATGGCCTTTTGCAGGTGCGATGACTGCGGACGAAACAGCCCAGCCCTTCAAAATCAGCAGCAGGCCCGACAGTTGGCCTTCTTCATGGGCTGGCGCTGGGCCCGCGGCGGCGTCCTGCATTTGTGCCCACTCTGCGTCGAGAAAGCCAGAATTAAGCATGGCGATAGAGCAACAGATCTAATCCATCTGTGAATCTCGCTCTGCCAGGGCGATCCTTCGGGGTCGCCTTTTTTTCTCATAATCGTGGGGGGGCTTTCCCCCCCTCGCACCCCCCGCGCGTGGCTCACACACTTGGCAGGGGGCAGCAACATGGCGGGGGCGCACTTTGGCTCACGCCAGTGCGCTCTCCCCGCCTGCTGCCCTGCCTCCTGCCCGGCCACGCATTTTTAAAAAAA